TAGTACCCGAAGCCATCTCAATCGGAGACCAGTGCTTGTGTTGTTCGAGATATTTTTACAGCCTTGGCGCTGTCTCCTGGTTCAGCTGGTTAGATGGGTTACTCACCCGGGCGCAGTACGCGATCAAATCCTGTACATCATCCAAGCCAATAATGTCCACCGGTTGAGTATATCCAATTAGACGAACTTTCATTATGTAATCCTTATTGTAATTTGTAGTTAACGTTGAGTTTAAACGTTGTTGCTCTCACAGGGGTACTTATAATGTTTACCTGCATTAAACTTCTAATCGCCGCTTGTGCCAAGATCGCCGGCACATCGTTCAATATCTTAATATCTGTTATTGATCCATCGGGATTAACAATAAACTGCATTGCTACTATTGATTCAATACCAGACCTTCTTGCTGATGACGGGTATCTAAAATGTCGGGCAAAATCAGCTTTTATTTCGCCATCTATCTTTCTAATCTCGGCACTATCAGTATTGCTATTACCGGCTTGTGCAGCCACCGGCTTAGGCTCCGGAGGTGCCACCGATTCAGTTGCAACAGTTGGCTCAACAGGCCTTTCAGGCTTTGGAATAGGAAGAATCGGTGGTCTGGAAATAACCACAGGATCAGGTAAGATCTCTGGGATATCGGCAGACTCTTCTACTATTTCTGGCTCAACAAACTTAGCAACTTCATCTACCACCTCCGGAGGTTCAAACATCTTCTCAAAGGTGGAAGATGATATCATAGTGACTTGCACGACCGAAGGTTTAGTCGATAGGGATATTTCCTCTACCTCATTAGACTTGCCAGGTGTTACTAGATATAACACACCGGCATGAAGTGCCAATGAGGCAGAAAAAGGAAATATCCAACTTCTCATTACGCATTAAAACCAGAAAAATCCAGCTTATCCTTTTGAGGTACAGGTGCAGAAGAACCACTGTCGATTAAGCTTTGTGCGTTAGCCTCAACGTCGTACAACTTCATTCTAGAGCGGTCAACCCCGACAATAAATCGTCTGTAGGTCGTCGGGTCGTTGTATCTGTTTTTGAGCTGTTTGACCATGATTTGTCCGAGTCCTTCGAGCTCTTCGTTAGAGATGAGCGCGAACATAAGATCGGCGGTGGCAGGCAATCCAAAAGACTCCGATGTGTCTTCAAGTCCAACATCAGACGAGCCAAATCCGCCTCGAGTTGTCTGAGTCGCTGACATAATGGGGACGTCGAATTCAACTGCAAGTCCTCGAAGCTCTTCAGCAATTGATTTGATGAGGGAATAGGTGTTAACCGCACCGCCCAATCCTTTCATTCGTGAAGAAGAACAGATATTAAGGTAATCGATAAAGATGACATCAGGTTTGAAGTTCTTCTTAAGTTCTAGCTCCTTTAGCAGTGCACGGAAGTGGCCGGCATGCGCAGAGCCCGTAGGGTATTCTTTAATAATAAGTTTGCCTACGGTTTTCTTAGCGATCTTACCAATTTTATCATCAAATGCACGCTTGTCAAGGTGTTCAAGTTGATCGATAGGCATATTCATTAGATTAGCATCAATACGTTCAGCGATGCGTTCTTCGGCCATTTCCATGGTGATATAAAGAACGTTCTTTGCTTGAACAAGCGAAGAAGCCGCAACGTGGCACATAAACAATGACTTACCAACACCAGTGCCGGCAAGAGCAATATTCAGGGTTTTCCTTGGTAGTCCACCCTTGGTAATCTTGTTGAAGTAATCCAGATCAAACGGTAACCGTGATTCTTGACGGTGATAAAACTCAAAACGATCGTCAGAGTTGTTAATATAGTCATGACCGATGTTCTGGTCAAAGCTGACAGATAATGCGTTCTGCAAGATCTCTGGAATAGCATTCTCGGTCATATCAGTCTTTCCATCGATGATCTCGATAGATTTCATAATTGACAAGAACACGGCGCGGTCCTTACACCACTTCTCAGTAGTGCTAAGCAACCACTCCATGTCAACTGGTTCTGGTCTAGTTACTTCATCGATAATAGCACCGACTTCAGCAAGCCGGTTTTCAGAAATATTGCTATTACCTATTTCAATAGAAAGAGCCTCCTTTGTGGGCATCTTGTTATATTTACCCACAAAGGAAATTACAGAATCGAATACCAGACGTTCAGTACCCTCAAAGTACTCTTTTTTGATATAAGGAATAACGCGACGAAGAAAGTCTTCGTTATTCAGAAGGTTTCGAAGTACCGTTTTTTGGATTGTCGCTTGCATTTTCACCTAGTCTATAATTGCCTGTACCAAAAGCATCTTCAATAATATGCTGAAGAACAGCTCCGATATAATTGTTAAAGTCTTCAGATTTTTCTAGCTCTTCTAGGTCGTTACCAGCTGGATCGAGAACTGCGTATTTGAAGGACAGTGTGGCGTTTCCTTCATCATCATCAACCTTTGCTTGCACCGAACCGTAATGATAGACTACACCCTCATACTTTGTTTTAAGGCGGACTGCCCAGGCGTCTGAGGTCCCGTCTTCGGCGAAAGTGTAATCGTCTAAGGTTATATTATACGACATTTTCATCCTCTAGTACATCACCTTCGATCATAGATTTGTAGCCAATTGTGTAATATGACTTAACAAACTCTCTGAAGTTGGTTTCGGCAAAAATTGGATCCCAGAAGTTTGCTGAAAGAGTATCCTTCTCACGACGTTTTGGGTCAAGGATTTCTCCAGTTTCTTGGTCTACACGTGCATACCAACCATTTGACGGTTTGATAACATATCCACCTGCAAGTGCAAGATCAAGAAGACCAGAATATGTCTCAATACCACCTTCCCATGACACCGATACAGGAATCTTAGATTTTTCTTTGACATAACGAGATTTCTCAACGTTAATGATAAAGTCATAACCAGTAATCTCGGTACCTGTCTTGTTCTGACGACGACCCAAGATCCAGATGTTATCGGCAGAATAGTAGATACCAGTACCACCACCAACGACGTCTTTAGGGAATAGACCAATTTCTTTGTACGTATGGTTGATGGCAAGAAGCGGAATGTTCTTCATTGCAAGGTATGGAGTTACCATACGGAACAGTCCTTTGAGAGCTTTAGCCCGAGACATATCTGCGACTGATTTCTCGTTCAAAGCATCTTCAAGCTCTTTCTTCGATGCAAGGTTGCCGATAGAGTCGATGACCACAACGACATGCTCACCGCGTTCGATGTTATCAAGCTGAGATACTAGATCGAACTTAAGTTGTTCTACATCTGTGATAGGTGTATGAAGAACTCGACTTGTATCGATTCCGAACGTTTCGAAATACGACTGAGGCGAACCGAATTCAGAATCGTAGAAAAGTATGATTGCGTCATCATACTTCTTCAAATATGCTGCTGCCATAAGCAGAGCAAACGATGTTTTGAAGTGCTTAGATGGACCTGCCAAGACGGTAAGACCAGGTGACATACCACCGTCTAAGCTGCCTGATAGAGCAGCATTGACCATTGGCACTTCTGTTGGAATCATATCCTTTTCGGAAAAGAGGACTGATTGAGATAGAATAGCAGTATCCTTGATCTTACTATTCTTTTTAAGCTTGTCCATGATTGACATATTGTATTCCTCCTAATATTAGACCATTATACCATAAATGCATCTAATTGTACACCACTATTTTTAGGTGTACCTTGACGTTGTTCCCAGCCAGACTCCCAGCCAGAATTGTTCTTAATAGTTGGTGGGACGTGGTCAAACGTATCATCAGATCGTGGTACATAGTTCTGACCGAAGCGAACAAAGTCACACATCACGTCCTCATTATCCCGTGGGGCACCTCCCATGCGCTCACAGAGCAAATCCATCATCTCATCGGTGCTATATCCACTCGAAAGCATGTTCATGCATCGAACCGCGTTATTGCCGAAGTAGCCATGAGACATATCATTAACTAAATCTTTGTGGTAATCACCCAGATCGTATGAGAACGCAGTATAAACAAAGTTAAATCGTTTGTGCCCTTGTTCTACGTTATACTCATTTAGATAGTCAACAACCTCTTTGTGAGTACGCTTACGACCTTTAGCAGGCAACCAGTCCATGAATCGTTCTAGCAATGGAACAAGTTCGTTGTTCATGAAATCCAAACAAGTTACGCCTTTACGAGGGGAAGGAGGCTGGTTACCAATAGAAGTAAACAGTGGTTTACCAATTCCTTTGATATAGTTCATGTGATCCAGCATGTCCTGAATGTCTCGAAGACTGCCCCAATGTTGAACAGCATTGTTACGATATCCGTGGTCACGTGTAAACGATGCGCCTGAGCCGGTGATACGATGACACATGTAAACAAAGAACCAAGTGAGAGTATCCCAACCAGACGTGTTGTATGCA